TGGGAGGCGAACTCGTTATATTGTGCGTGGCAAAGTTTCTCGGCGGGCTCACCAAGGAACGTGAGGTAACGCATGATGGCTCTCAATGCAGCGAAGCTGCCAGATCTCATTATTCCAAGCGGGACGAACGTTTCTAACATCTGGAAAGCTCGCGAGATCTACGAGGACGCCGAAGATATCGAGCTGCTTGCCGACAGTGTAGTGGACGGTGTGATCACGTATACTCTCGAGATCACGAACGACTTTGAACCTAGCGCGGGAGGCTTCTGGGCCACGCTGCAGGACGCAGCTGCGGACGTAGCTCCTCCGTTGACCGGCAAGTCGAAAGCTCTCCCTCGCGAAGCGTTGAGCGCAACAGGGATTCGCGTGAAGTCTAGCGCGAACGTGACTGCGAACAGAAACTGGCGAGCGTCGAAGCGCTATGGCGCTTTTCAGGAGTTCTCGTCTTAACTAGGAGAAAGAGATGCCAGAGCCAGAGACGAAGGAGCCCCAAGCACCAAAGGAGCCCGAAGCTCCTCCTGCGAAGGTTGAAGCAAAAGCTCCAGCGAAGAAAGTGCCCGCGGACACAGATCCGAAGTGTACTCATTGCTTCGATACGAAGAAGATCTTACACGGCGTAGAGATTCCTTGCCCTTGGTGTACCGACGAAGGCAAGGCAAAGTACGCGAGCGTTCGCGGTGGCTAAGGAAGGGAAGTCACGCCACCACAGAGCGAATCCACCCCCTCGGTCTAGATCGACGAGGGGAACGCTGCGCTACGGGAAGAAAGGTGGCGAGCTGTCGCGCTCGTTGCGGGCGGCGCTGAAGCGACTCAAGAGACGAGGAGGTGGATGATGGGCGCTACTCAAGACTTTTGGGCTCCTCACTCCATCGGCGGTGAGCGCGATCAGCCAGGCAACCCTCATGCTCAAGGGGAGCTCTCGGCTTCGAAAGCCCGCAAGATCCTGCACGATGGTACTGTACGTGGCAAGCCAATCACGCCCAAGCAACGTGGCTACTTCGGCGCTGTTGCTTCGGGCAAAGCGAGGAAGAAATGAACGCACTTCGTGGTGTGATCATCTTCACAGCCATCGAGATCGTTACCATGATCGCGTGGTTGGCTCTTGCAAACCGAGGCAACATCCTTGGTGTCGTCATCCTCTCGGTTGGGCTCTTCTTCGAGCACTACGTCTCCGTGAACGTAGGCGCCGGCAGGCCTCCGTTCGGCCCTCTACCTCCTAACAAGGTGCTGTAGAGCGACATGACAGCTCCTGCACAGACTCACGGTCCTGGTCGTCCTCGTGCTGACGAGTATCGCCCTGCCAAGATTGGGCGTTGGCAGCCAAAGGAGTGGACCGCGGTCTATGAACAGATCGTAGTGCTCTCCTGTGGAATGAACAAGTCCAACACGGAACTTGGGGTGATGTTCGGCTTCACGCCGCAACACATCTCCAACATCCTTTCCACTCCCCAAGCTTCGCTGGTGCGGAGACGGGCTCTTGAGACTCTAAGGGAGAAAGTTGATGGCGGGCTTCCGAAGCGCTTATCCGATCTGGCTGACAAAGCAACGCAGAGAGTCGCTCAAATTATGTATGATGATGCTGTATTTGAGCGGTCTCCTTTTGCTGTCGTTGATCGCGCTCTACGGGTCCTCGCAGGAGTAGGTAGACTCAGGAACGCCGAGGAAGCAAGGGGCGACACAACGAACAACGTGCTCGTCCTCACGGGAGAAAGTGCGAACGACATACGTGACGGCTTACGCAAGTCACGTGAGGCCCACGAGAAGCACTCACACGAGATCGTCGTTGAGCCCATCAAGGAGATCAAAGTTTCATGAACATCGCTCCCCTCGTACAAGAGCCCGGCAGTGAGGCTTGGGCTAAGCTGCTTAACGCCCCTAACATCGATAGGGCGCGTGAGACAGCAGAGAAGCAGTACGAGCATCTCACGAGCGAAGATGTGTACGAGCTCCGTCGCCTCTGCAAGACTGACCTTTTCTTCTTGCTACACGCCATCTTAGGCTACAAGAAGATCTCCACGAATCTCCACGGTCATATGTGTGCTTGGACAGCTCGCACAGCCTGGGAGCAGTTCCGTATGGGATTGCTTCCACGTTCACACTTCAAGACAACTGTGTGGACGATAGGCGAGTCGATCCAAAGCGCACTTACCTGCGATAAAGGCGTCGGTGTTGCCTTCCCAGGCAACTACGGTCCCGACATTCGAATCCTGCTTGGGCACGAGACACAGGGCCCTCCTGGAGGGTCTTCCCGCTTCCTTTACGAAATCACCTCACACTTCTGCTCCAATCCTACGCTGATGGGGCTCTTTCCGGAGTTAGTCCCACGCCCACGGATGCAGCGCATGAACACGTTTGAGCTGGAGCTGCCTCGTCAAGGACATTGGGCCGAGCCAACGTTTGACACGATCGGCGTTGGCGGGCGCTCGCAAGGTCGCCACTACGATAAGATCAAGCTGGATGACATCTTCGGTGACAAGGCTCGTGACTCGAAAGCCGAGCGCGAAGCCCTCATCATGTGGTTCGACAACATTCAAGCGTTCCTTGTGTCGCTCAAGGAAGGTCACATCGATCTTATCGGCACCCGCTGGTCTTTGGACGATGTTTACTCGCACGCGATGAAGGTGTATGGACCTCGCTTGATCAAGTACATTCGTCGCGTTCTCGAAAAGAACCCGACCACGCTCGTGCTAGAGCCCATCTTCCCTGAGGAGTTCACACTAGACTCGCTCGCGATTCTGCGCAAGAACGCACGGATCTGGAGCGCTCAGTATGTGAACGATCCTCACGAGGGGCTCGCGGAGTTTAACCCGAACTGGAAGCGCTGGTTCTACTGGAGCGGGCCTGGGCGTGTTTCTGCGTTCGTCGCCTCGCAGCAAACCCCGCTCACCGTCTCCGTGCGCGACCTCGATCGCGTTATCTTGATCGATCCGTCGGTCTCGCTGGCACCCGGTATCATCGTCACGGGCACCGACGAGCGCAACCGCAAGTTCGTGCTCGATGCGATCAAGAAACCGATGAATCCTCCACAGTTCATCGACGCCTTATTCAAGCTCGTCCAGAAGTGGAATCCCCGCATCGTGTCGATCGAGGAGGTAGTGTTCAGCGCGCTGTATAAACACTGGCTTGAACGGGAGATGAGAACACGCAACGTGCGCTTCTCCATCTATCCCTACAAGCCTCCGCGTAACAAGCTCAAGATCGAGCGCGTTCGTGCTCTCTCGAACAACTTTGCTGCGGGCGAGATCTTCTTCCATGAGACTCAGAGCGACTTGATCGAGGAGTTCGACAACTTCGGCTCCACGGACGACTACCACTTGCTCGACGCGCTCGCTCAAGGCCTAGAGGTCTGGCGGGCTGGTGTCAACGCAAAGGTGGAAGCACAGCGCAAGCAGGACGAGCTGCAGCTCCTTGACGACCGCGACTTGCTCACTGGTTACTCTAAGTGAGGGTTAGCACCGAACGCTTTAGGGCGATTGCTGCCAAGCCTCCACTTCCAGCTCGCATTCTCGGAGCTGCCCTTCTTGCTTACGACGTAGTGAGCTGGAACAGCGAGGGGACACCAACGAGCTGGCTAGAGCTTGCTAAGCATACGCTGATTCTCATGATCGCCTTAGCGATGGTCTATCCTGAGGGAGCTCTCATAGTAACGAGTTTCCTGCGCCGTGCTGTCCCAATGCTTGATCGTCGCAAGCGAGGGCGTGATGCCGATTGAGTGGTCGATCTTTTTTACTACGATCGCTCTGGCGATCCTTGGTTTCTTGTGGGCTCAGTCACGCAAGATCGACGTTATCCATCAGGCACTGTTCGGTGTAAACGGAAGGAACGGCGTCCTGCGCAATGTGCGAGCTATCGAGGAGGAAACACGCACGATCGATGAACGCATTGACGACTCGCGGCTTGAGCTAACTAACAGGATAAGCGCCCAACTTGCTGAAGCTCAAGCTAGGTTCATCGAGCGTATAGATAACGTCAGGAGTGATATAACCGAGAATCGTCGAGACTACACGCAACGCTTCGAGGAAGTGAAAGTCGACCTTCGAGCTCTTCAAGCGAGGAAACGTTGAACGCTAAGTTAGGGATCGCGTTAAGCATCGCTGTAATAGCGATCGGTGGAGCTCTCGTTCTGCGCTCACTGTTTCCAGTCACAGTACCTGGCGCTCCTCGCATCGTCACGCAGTATGATACCGTTACAGTGATCGATACTGCGTGGAGAGTTAGGCTACGCCGTGACACGGTGAAAGTGAACGTAACTGAGCGCGTAGTGATCACGATCCCTGAGACCGTGTTCGTGATGACGCCGCTTAAGGGAATCACAGCAGTTTCTGTAGGCGCTCGTGTTGGAGATTCTACGCTAGTAGGTGGATTCTCCTTTGAGCCCCTCGTTGACTCTGGCTGGACGAAGCGCTCTTGGCAGGCACAGTACTACACGCTTGGTCCTCTAAAGAGTCTCGTGCTTGATACCAGCATGGCTGCGCCCGCCATCAATTTCTTTGACTATCCTGGTAAGCCCTGCGGGCGTTGGTGTAAGTTGGGCCATTATCTACTCGGTGGTAGTGTTGGAGCGGGAACAACGGCTGTGGTCTGCCTCTTAAGGAAATAATGGGCTCCTATCCTCGCCAGTTGACATTCGACACGCTTACACAAGAGCGGCTCATCTCGTATCTTGTAGATGAGCTGCAGAAGCATCGTGCCGAGCGTCAAGGAGCCATAGACGACTTGATGCAGGCTCAGGCCGATTACTGGGCTAAGCCGACTCAAGAGCGTCGAACGTTCCCATTCACTGGCGCTGCTAACGTGATCATTCCGTTGACAGCGATCGCGTACGAGACGATCCACGCGCGCTCTATCACGACGCTGTTTGCCATTCAGCCCTTCACTTCCGTTAAAGCTCGGCGGGCTGACTTTGAGAAGTTCGAGAAGCCTCTCGAGAATTACTTCCAATACGAGCTTACCAACAATGTAAAGATATACCGTCCGATCAACGACATTCTCGCTGAACTTGAGAAGTTCGGGACAGGCATCGGTAAGTCGGGTTACGAGAAGATCATTCGCAAGGCGATTCGTCCTTCTCCCGACGGGCTCCGAGAAGAGGAGTTCCCCGTCGTTACCAAGGACGGCGCAACGCTCGATCCTGTGCCTAACGCGAACTTCATCATGCCACACTATGCCAAGGATCCTCAGACGGCTCCTTGGTGCGGTGAGTATCACGCGGCACCTCCCTATCAGGTCATGTTACACGAGTACTCGGGTCTGTTTAAGCCCGGCATCTATAAGGCACTTGAGGGGTATTATACCCAAAACACGACTCAAGGCCAGAACTCCGAGCGCCGTTACGAGCGCAAGCTGGAGGAGTTAGAGAACCGTAAGTCCATTTGGCCGAACTTGGTCGACTGGAAAGAGATTTGGCTCTGCTTTGATGTAGATAACGATCGTCAGGAAGAGGAGATCGTCATCCATTTTCATGAGGAAGCTCGCTTGATCATGGCGGCTTTCTACAACTGGCACGACGATCTCCATCGCCCCTATCGTTACGGTAACTACATCATCGTAGAAAACCGCTGGAGAGGCATCGGAATCTGCAAGCAAAACGAGCAATTCCAGCGTTCCATCACGACTCAGCATCGTCAGCGGCTCGATAACGCGACGATTGCTAATATGCGGATGTTCAAGATTCATCGTTTAGCGGGATACGGACCCAAGGAGCCCATCTTCCCTGGCAAAATGTGGTTCCTTGAGGACATGAGCCACATTGAGTCCTTCGAAATGGGCGATGTGCGCCAGAGCGCGTTCTTAGATGAGCAAAACACACTTGTTTACTCCCAAATGAGGACGGGAGTGAACGAAGTTGTGATGGGGATGCCAGCTACAGGCACCCCAGGGACCGCTACTGGTGACCTTGCACGCATCAGGGAGGGTCAGCAGAAGTTCGACTACATCATGAAGAACGAAAAGGTGCTTATAGGTGACCTTTTGCTCGACGTTTTCTGCAATATTCACCAGTTTGGACCGAAAAACATCAGCTACTTTGATTGGGCGGAGGGTGGACAGGAAGTTAGACAGCTCATGTCGCAGCTGCCCACTAGCGCCTTACGTGAGGGGCTCTTGTTCGAGATCGGTGCGGCTGGTGTTCAGCAGAATCGCGTCTTGGACCGCCAAAACTGGGTGCAGATCGCTGGTATCTTGCAGCAGTACTACACAGGCACCGGCCAACTCATCCAGATGATCGGCAATCCGCAGTTGATGACCGAGTTTGTCAAGACCGCACTGTCAGGATCGACCGAAGCTGTTCGTCAGATTCTCGAAAGCTTCGATGTTCGGAACGTAGATCGGATGACTCTAGCTGCGGTGGTAAAACTACTTGGAGGAGGCAATGGCAACGGTGGCGGTGGACCTCGGGCTTTACTTGGGCCTGGAGGAAATCAAGGACCTGCAGGATATGGCGAAGCACCGGGGATGGACGCCCTTACTCAAGCTCTTGCGGGGGTTGGAGGCAACGGCGCTCCGTGATCTGCAAGGATTCAAGAACCCCGATGATGCCTTCGAGAAGAGGGGTTTCTCACGCGGCGTTACCTTAGTTACTAACGTCGCTCGTACGTTGTATGACATTAGACTGGAGGAGTTAGATGACAACGCCGCTCGCACCACCAAAGCCACCAGATCCAGCGCCGAACCCGAATCCGAACCCAAACCCACCGCCTTCTCCTATTAGCGGAGCTCCTGCTCCTGCTCCGGACCCGCTAGCGAACTTGAAGCCTGAAGATAGGGATCGCCTGCTCACCTTTTACATGGGTGCAGCTCGCGCGCAAGAGAGCAGACTCAATCAGCTTGCTGGTGAGCTGGAGACGCTCAAGACGAAGCCCGCTGCTCCAGCGACTCCTGACATGGGAGCGCTCAACAAGGGCTTCTACGAGAAGCCTTTCGAGACCACGCAGGAGATCGTACGACGTGAGATTAGCGAGGCCATCGCTCCTCTGAAGGAGTTTGCCTCGGCGTTCTCAGCCAACTCGGAACTCGACCGGATCAAGAACGAGTTTCGCGGAGATCCACGGATCGCGCAAGTGTTCGCTCTTGGCGAAGTTCACATTGACGAGCTTGTGAATCGCGCTGTTCGAGGAGGCGCAAAGCTGACTCGTGAGCTCGTGATGGGCGCAGTTGCGAATGTGAAGGGTGGGCTTGACATGGGATGGATTCAGGTGGGAGCAGGAGCTCCTATACCGGCCGCTCTTCCAGCTCCTGGTGGAGGCCCAAGCCCGCTCAGTCCACCTCACCTTCGCCCAAGCGCGCCTCCAGCGCCAGGCCCTGGCGATACAAAGCCGAAGCTGCGCGACCTCACGGAAGAGGAATCGAGACTCGCACGCGAGAACAAGATGACCCAAGAGGAGTACCTCCGGGCGCTCAATATGTCCGCTGGTGCTGTGACTGACCCTAACGCTTGGAAGGCTCCAGCATGAGCGAACAAAGAACGGTGGACACGACTGGCGGCGTAACGCGCAACATCACTATCGAAGATCAGCGTAATGCCGCCCTCGAAGCTCAAAAGCTTCGCGCAGACAAGAAAGCTCGCTTCGCTCGTGTTCTTGAGCGGGGCTACATTGTCGATCGCCTCAGTGTAGAAATCCCTCCTGGCTTGCACGGTGAGTGGGTAGCTGTTGACCAAGTAGAACGCTGGGAGGCTCTCGGTTTCGAAGTAGACAAGAAATACGCTTTCAAGCGTCAGTTGCATCCTGATGGCTCTGGCGATAAGAGTGGGGGCGCAGCTCGTGTCGGTGACGTAATCTTCATGACCTGTCCTCAAGAGGA